TAACAGGTACTACAACATTTAAGGAGGCACTTACTGGATCCCTTTGGACCGATTCACTAGAAAAAAATGATGATAGATGGTTTATAACTTTATACAATAACTTAACATTTCCAATAGATAATAATGATTTAGAACCATATAATGTTGGGTTTTCAGCTAGTATTGATAATGTTTTAGTAGACCCCCTAGCTTCTAAAGGAGTTTTTGAGATATTAGGATATAAATTGTTGGACCCTCCTCTTGATAGTTATGTAAGTTTTCTTATGTCTCATACTTTCATAGAAACTAAATATATTGGACAAGATGAGTTAGGATTTTTAATGTGGAAAGCAGAAAAAACAGGAAAACATGTTTTAGTTCAAGATCAAATGAGTGGAGTGGGGAAAGGAGCTTTTACTAGTAGATTTACACCTGAAGAAATCACTCAAAATTTAAATTCTATAACAAAAGAATACGGAATAAACAAAACTTAAAAATAATATAACTAAAAACAAACCACACATATATTTATAATAAATAAAAACACATGGGCTATTTAAATAACCAAGTCGTAACAGTAGACGCAATATTAACTAAAAAAGGTAGAGAGACATTAGCTAAAAATGATGGATCTTTTAGAATCACTCAATTTGCATTAGCAGATGATGAAATTGATTACACCCTTTATAACCCTACTCACCCATCAGGATCTGTATTTTATGGAGAAGCAATTGATAATATGCCTCTTTTAGAAGCATTCCCAGATGAATCTCAAATCATGAAATATAAGTTAGCTACATTACCAAGAGGTACAGCAAAACTACCAGTTTTAGATTTAGGATTTTCTGCTATTACTTTAAAACAAGGTGCTTCATTAGCAATTACTCCTCAAACATTGAGCTATTTAGGTAATGCTCAAACTTTCGAAACTAGTGGATACTCAGCTACAGTTTCAGATGTTAGATTATTTAATACTTTCACAGGAGTTGGTATTAATACGGATGCTGCTAATGCTGCTAATGTTAATGCTACAACAACTATAGGAACTAATGTATCTAAAACTGTAATAGGAACTCAAATTAATTTAAGAGCAACTACGGTTAATACTTTATTTGGAACTAATACTCAAATCTCAACTACAATAACTGTAGTAGGATTAGATAGTGGTGCTAGATTAACTATTCCTGTTACTATAACAAAAACAACATAAATATCTTAATAAATGAGCTTTAAAAGATTAGATGCTGAAGATTTTGTAGTAAGTAGTGATTCAATTACTTCTACTCTTTGGTCTACAGATACCCCAACAATAACAGAATTTTATACTTCTTCAACCCAGGAAGCAGGTTCCTCAGGAGATTTCTATCTCTCAGTCTACCAAACTTCCTCAGTCTTAGACAATGCTGCTGTTCAATTTGATATTGCATATGCTGATAATGGAGGAAGTGGAAGTACAGCCTATAACCCCTCAGTTCCTGCAAATACACCTTCTAAAACAATATATGGTCAATATCGATCTTTAATTTTAGAAGATGAAAATGCTAATTTCTTTTTTGGAACAGATACAAATGTCATAACAGGATCAAATTTTTGGGTACTTTCATTAGAAAGAGCAAGATATAAAGAATCATTATTCCCTGGTTCTCTTAACTTACATCTATCTGGATCATCAGGTATAATTAAATTAACAGATAATTCAAATGCTGTTTCTGTAAATACATTTTTAGGAACTTCTAGAGTGTACCAACTAGTATCTGGATCTAATGGTACACCAATCTCAGGAGGAGGATATGTAGCCGGTTCTGGATCTTATGGATTAGTATTTCCTGAATTAGGAACTATCTTATTAAATCCTTATGCTATTAGCCAATCTATTGGGGTTACAGCTAATAGAACTGTTGGTTTAGCTAACGGGACAAATAATTCCACTCTATTTACATCTATAAGTGCCTCAGCCGCTAATGATAGTTTAGGTTTTACCCTAAATTCTCAAGAAACCATCACTTCAGATTATGTGTTTGTTAGAGCAAGAAATTCAGAATTTAATTATACTGAAAACCCAACTTTTATCTCTGGGTCAACAGGTGAAGTTATTTACACTGATTTTATAAATAACCCTCAAACATATATTACAACTGTAGGAATGTATAATGATTCAAACGAATTATTAGCTGTAGCTAAATTATCAAGACCTTTAATTAAAGATTTTACTAAAGAAACTTTAGTTAGAGTAAAACTTGATTTTTAATACTAAAAAATTTTTAGTACATTCCTATGTAGGAAATAAATAAAAACCTTGAATGAGTGCTTTTAAACCTTTTACAACTGCAGATGTTATATTATCTCCTTTTAAAGTAAACAAATCGTTTTCTTTTAATGGTATAGCAGAACTAACAGGTTCAGGTATCGATATTTTTGAAGGGGAAAACACTTCCCCTTCTTTATGGTCTTCAGGATCAACTTCTACGGGTTATATATCTACACAAGATAAATTTTTAGTATATAGATCAATTCGTGAACTATATTATTACAACTATCTTGAGAACAGTGATGGCTCCCCTATCAATACTGCTTCTTTCAATGATGATGGTACTATAACAGGTTTACCTTACACTCCAAATGCATACAACTACTTACCAAACACCCTTTTAGCAGATAGATACTACCCTACTGGATCTGGAGATATTATAGGAGTTATATCTATTCCATCAAACAAATATGGGGAAACCCTAAAACCAGGTACTGTAACTTTATCTAATGGAACAAGTAGTTTATATGATGATGGGGAAGGAAATTTGATAACAAGTAGTTTAAAAGTAGGAGATGTTATATATTCTCATGGAATAATAACTCTTACAAATGATGGTATACCTCAACAAGATGGGTATGGGTATATTACTTATGGAACAGGTAGTTATGGGGCAGGAGATTCTAATTTCATTCAATCGTTTATAAACTCCTCCAATATTTCTTGTTCTTTTGATAGTACCTTAACAATATATGAATCTCAATATAAATGTACTCTAAGAGAAAATGAATTTAACTTTAGCCAAAACCCCACGCTAATCTCAGGAAGCTCTAATTCAGGAATTTTGTATGATTTTGCTACAGGTTCTTATTTTACCCCTTATATTACCTCTATTGGGTTATACAATAATGATAAAGAATTATTAGCAATAGCAAAACTATCCCAACCCTTAAAAATATCAGATACAACAGACACTTCTATTCTTATTAACTTAGATTTATAAAATGTATTGGTTATATCAAAACAAAGAAATATCTTCCTTGGAAGATATAAAACAAGATTCATTTGGGTTTATATACATTACTACTCATATCCCTACAGGTAAAAAATATTTAGGTAAAAAATCATTTTTTTATACTTTAAATAAAAAGTTAGGTAAAAAAGAACTCGCCCAACAACCTGTTACAAGAGGTAGAACTAAAACTACTAAAAAAGTAATTAAAGAATCTGATTGGAGAACATATTACGGTTCGGAAAAATTCATTAAACAAAAACTTAAAGAAGGTAAACAAGAAGAATTTAAACGTGAGATAATTCATTTAGCCTCCAATAAAAAATTACTCACTTATTTTGAATGTAAATACCAGTTTATATATGGTGTATTAGAAAATGAAGAATGGATTAACAATAATATATTAGGAAAGTTTTTTACAAAAGACTTTGATATTCAATAAAGGTTTTATATATTAGATTTATGGTAAATGAGCTTTTAGTAGACTTAGTAGATAGAGTTCTAGGAAAAGGTAAACGAACATCAAAAGGTAACCAATCTTATCATTGTCCTTTTTGTAATCACCATAAACCTAAATTAGAAATTAACTTTACTGAAAATAAAAAATGTGATAACCCATGGCATTGTTGGGTATGTGATAAAAGAGGTAGAAAACTCCAAACCCTATTCAAACAAATAGATGCTTCTCCCGAACATAAAAAAGAACTAAAAAATCTAGTTAAATCAAGGGATTGGGTTCGTGAAGAAATTACTATATCTTCTCAAGTAGAATTACCCCAAGAATATTTACCTATATTAGATAATGATAATATTTTAGCTAAACATGCTTTAAATTATCTTAAAAAAAGAAACTTAACAGAAGAAGATATCTTAAAATATAATATTGGGTACTGTGAAAGAGGACCATATAGCAATATGCTCATTATCCCTTCATATAATTCAGAGGGTAAATTAAATTATTTCACATCACGCTCTTTTAAAAAAGATTCATTTATAAAATATAAAAACCCAGATGTATCTAGAGATATAGTTCCTTTTGAAAATATGATAAATTGGGAACTCCCAGTTATTTTATGTGAGGGGCCATTTGATGCTATTGCTATTAAAAGAAATAGTATTCCACTATTAGGAAAAAATATACAAAATAGTTTAATGAAAAAATTAGTATTATCCAAAGTAAATAAAATATATATAGCTTTAGATCAAGATGCTATTAAACAAGCATTAAACTTTTGTGAAAAATTATTAAATCAAGGTAAAGAAGTTTATTTAGTTGAACTTCAAGGGAAAGACCCAAGTGAAATGGGATTTAAGAGTTTCACTAAATTAATCCAAAAGGTAACTCCATTAAACCAATTTAAATTAATGGAGAAAAAAATCTCACTAATATGAGTAAAAGAAATATTAAAAAATCTTACAACAGGATTCTAGAAATCTCTGAGGATGCGAAACAAATTACCATGCCAGATTCCCGTTACTACCAACGTAACGGAGAATACTACCCATCAATTACCTATGTTTTAGGGTCATACCCAAAAGGCAAATTTTTTGAAGATTGGCTTAAAAAAGTTGGATATTCATCTGAATACATTGTTAAAAAAGCAGCAGAGCAAGGCACACAAACTCATGAAATGATTGAGGATTATTTAAATGGTAAAGAATTAAATTTCTTATCATCAACCGGATACCCAAAATATGATCCATTAGTATGGCAAATGTTCCTACGTTTTGTTGATTTCTGGGAAGAATATAATCCAAAACTAATTGAAACCGAAGTACATCTATTTTCAGATGAAATTAAAGTAGCAGGTACTTGTGATATGGTTTGTGAAATTGATGGTGAACTTTGGATTATCGACTTTAAAACATCAAACCATCTCCAAACAACATATGATTTGCAAACTGCAATTTATGGTAAATGTTATGAAGAATGTTATGGTAAAAAAGCAGATCGTTATGGTGTTTTATGGTTAAAATCTAATAAAAGAAAAGCTTCTAAAGGTAAAATGCAAGGTAAAGGATGGGAAATGTATGAATCAAAACGTACACAAGAAGAAAATCTTGATATTTTTAAAACAGTTAAAAAATTGTTTGATCTAGAAAACCCAACTCATAAACCAATATTTACTCAATTTAAAACACAAGTGAAACGAAAGTTATAATATTTATAACCATGATAAGCTTAATTCAACTTTTAAAAGAAGTACAAAATAAACCCAAAGCTATAATCCTTGCTGGCGCCCCTGGTGCTGGTAAGGGTTCTATCTTGGGTGATTTGGATTTATCGGGATTAAAAGTGTTCAATTTAGATGATACTATTTTAGCTTTAGCAAAAGTTGAAAAATTTTCATTAAACCAAAAAGCTACAGATGCTGAAAACAGAAGTGCTTTTATGAAGGCAATGACTGCAGCAACTAAAAAACTTAAAAAAGAACAAATCCCTACAGCAATCGCTAATAAAGATTCATTTATTTTAGACGGAACAGCAGCATCAGCTAAACAAACAAAACTATTAGTTGATCAATTAGAGGTGGCTGGATATGATATAATGATGTTATACGTTTATACGCATCTTGAAACGTCTCTAAAGCGCAATGAAAAACGTTTCGAGAAAAGTGGTGGTGAAGATAGAAGTTTAATGCCAAGCGCTGTATACAGAACTTGGATTGATGTGTCTAAAAATTTCGATACATACCAACAAATGTTTGGTGATAATTTTGTTTCTGTAGCTAACACAGGTGACAGTGAGACAATGAAAGATGTAGAAAAAATTCTAAAAACTTACATTGAACCCTTTAAACCAACAGATGCTAAACCTAAAACAGATAAAGAAAAAGCTCGTAGTAAAGCAAAAGCTCAAAAGTTAAATGCTGAAATTCAAGATTTCTTAAATTCTGATAAGGTAAAAAATATCATTGACAATTCAGTGTCTAAAGAAGAGGCACAATCAAAAATAACATCATTTATAAATGGCTAAAACAATTGCAGTATATGGGGGTGGATTCAAACCACCTACTTCAGGTCATTTTGAAGTAATAAAAACAGCACTAAAACAAAATCATGAAATAGATGAATAGGCTTGCAAAATCCTTATTAGTTGGTTTACTAGAACAAGAAAACTATATAACAGCTTTTTATGGGGGTGGGTTTAAACCTCCTACAAAAGGACATTTTGCTGTAGTTAAAAAATCTCTTGAACAATTTCCTGATATAGACAAGTTTTATATTATAATTGGTAGTGGAATTAGAGATGGAATATCCCAAGATGAATCTTATTCAGTTTGGAATATATATAAAAAATACTTAGGAGATAAAGTTGAAATAGTTAAAGCTGATTCATCACCTTTAAAATATGTAAAAGATTATATTAAAGAAAATACTGACCATAAATCACTGGTCTTTATAGGTTCTAGGGATGGTAATGATGAAGATGCTCAAGACTTTGTTAAAAGAAAAGAATTTTTTGATAAATATGGAGACCATGTTGAAGTAAAAAACATAACAACAACAGGTGGAGTTAGTGGGACTAAAGCTAGAGAAGCTGCTAAAGTATCTAAAGAACAATTCTTTCAATTCCTTCCTAAAGAATTAACAGATGAAGAAAGAAACCTTATCTTTGAATATGTTCAAACTGTTATTCAAGAAAATGCTTTAAAGAAAGTAGCAAGTAAAGCAAAAGAATTAGGTGCAAATTTTTCTAAAGCTTTTAAAGATCAAAAAGGAGATTTTAAAGGGTTTAGGCCATTAGTTATAAAATATCTTAAAAAACAAGACCTAACCCCTGAAGAAAAAAATAAACTTAAACAAAACTTCACTGACATCCTCAAAACTAGTGGAATAGCAATAACCTTCCCAGTACTAGGAGCTTCAGGTAGTGTCTTATTAGGGTGGTTAACTAACAAATTAACTAAAGGAAAATTTACAACCCTACCTTCTAAATTTAAAGATCAACTCTTAGAACAACAAATTTTAGAAACCTTATCAGGAGTAAATTTAACTCAACCTTTAAATGAATCTTTTTATTTAGATATTCCTAAATTTAATCAACCAAAAACAATCCAACAACATCTTATTGAAAATATAAGTGAAATCTCTTTATCTAAAGAAAATGCAGTTAATATAAATGGAGATTTAACTGGAGGTGCATTTACAGTAGGGGATATAACATATGAATATAGTATAAAAAATATACCTAATCCTTATAAAGATTTAGGGTTGTTTTACAATATCCAATTCACTCCTAGAGGTGAAGTAACCTCAATTCCAAAAGGTGGAAAAGAAAATTATATAAAGATTTTATCTACTATGTATAAAATTATAGTAGATTTTATAGAAAAAGAACAACCTGATTATATTGGTATATCTTCATTAGATAATAGCGGAGATAAAAACTACCATACAGTATATAATAGACTTACAACCAATAACCTTAACCTAATCCCAGGATATTTTAGAAAAGACTCCAGTCTTCAATTCGATTCCCCCCAAGGTAAAGGTAGATTTATAGTTTTAAAACGTAAAGAATCACTAAACGAAAATGCTACTTATTCTTCTAATATAGATTATAAACAAAAAATAGTTGATTTAACTAACTATATGAGAAAAAAAGGGTATAAAATCGATCCTTTACCTAAAGTTATATTCAATAATGGAGATAAAGAAAATGCTAAAAATTTCTTCGGAAAAACAGCATACTATGATCCCAATACAATGATAATTTACCTCTATACTGAAGGTAGACATCCAAAAGATATTGTACGTTCATTTTCACATGAAATGATTCATCACATTCAAAATCTAGAAGATAGATTAACTGGTTTAGGTGCAAATACTGATGTTAATCAAGATGATCATTTAGATCAAATTGAAAGAGAAGCATACGAGACAGGAAATATAATGTTTAGAAGCTGGGCCGATTCCATTACAGGTAATAAATTAGAAGAAAATTTAAATAATCCAAACTTAACAAATCAACTTAAAAATTATATAGAGGATTATACAGATATTAATATAAATTTGTTAAAAGACTTACTTAAAATAAAAAGTAAATATCCTAAACAATTAGACCCTAGAGTTGGTGGGAATAAATTTGGATATAGGGGAACTACTTTTGATAAGGATTTTATAAATAAATTAAAAATTAAATCTAAGTCTAATGGAGTAACAGAATATGAAGTTCCCACTAATTTAAAAATTAATTCAAGAGGAAAAAGAGGATTTTTAAGTTTTTCAACAGATGAAGAAGTAGCAAAAGGATTTGGACATTATTCTGGATATGTTGATTATAAAAAATCCCCAAATAGAGTTGGAGGATATGTAAAAATATCATTAGATAATCCAAATTTTATTATACACCCTAATTATATGGGT